AGGGTACAAAGGTGCAATAATCTCACCCCATTGCTTAGCTAAGTCTTGTATCTCCACTTGAGCATGAGCATCAATACGCTGCTTATAAGCCCTAGCCCATGCTGATAGTGAGCCAGTAACGTAGTACTCTGTGTACATAGATTGAGGCAGCACCATGCGAGCTTGCTCAGGGGCTACACCCGAAGATAGCATGTTTTTATACAGCCATTCTACATCGTATAGTATATCATAATAAGCAGTCTCTATTGGCAGACCTGCTGTAGTATCTCCGTAATCCCAAGCCAACTCTTCTACAACACCACTACCACTCCCCTGCTTAATGCTACCTTCTGGCTTACTACGCCATACATCAGGTGTGAAGAACTCTGGTGCATCATCTACGTAACGTCTACTTACTTCATTGTAAGTAAACCCTACCATGTGCTTAAAGCGTTGACGAGCTACGAAGATAGGAACCTTCTCACGCATCATAATCTGAGGGTGACTAAAAGGAGTCCAGTGGTTGTGCTTGGCTAAGTAGTTTATTAACTTACTGTCCTTGGTACCCATAGTACCTACTTCTTTGTTAAAAGAAACCCTAGCTGCATTTACTACAGTAAGGTCACTCCCCATATTCTCTACTAACTCTGCTTGCATTCGTAAATCCTTAAAAAATTTCTTAACTGTTTAAACATTTGGGTAGTTCAGCAATTACGCACCATCACGCATCTTGAACTGTATCAGCAAGTCTATGCAATGCCTAGCTTTCTTAAGCTGCTCTAGTTCATCATCTTTCTGACGGGTAAGGTATTTATTAACCTTGGTGTATATAGCTGCCTTAGCACCAGTGTAGCCAAAGTTCTGATACGTTAGCTCCAATGGCTGTATCTTTAAATCTGTGTAGTGCGTACCGCCTATCTGTGTATTTAAGGCACTGCTATGGTCATCAAATACTATAAAGTCTGCTTGCATCCCTCTGAGCTTGCACACCTCTGGCTTATCCACAAGCTCTAGTCTGGGCAGGTGGTAACGTTCCCCAATTTCTAGCTCTGCTGTACAAGTATGCAGGCAAACGCTATATATCTTGTACTCAGTTAAAGGCCCGTCTTTAACCCTAACCTTAGCACCCACCTGAAAGTCCTTGTACTTAAACGAAGGACACTCTGTACCTGTATCAATAGTATCTTTAGCTGTCGTGTAGTGCGTACCGCCTACTTGTGTCTCTAATGCGCTCATGCGTATTCCTCTAGTAGTCTCTCTAACGATACAAAGTTAACATCGTGGTCGATGTAACCGAACCTGTTCTCATAACCTTTAAGGTGCAAGAAGCCTCTAACCTCAGTGTTGTTAGCGCCTCTGTAGTCTTCATCTTGCATATAGAAGCTACCTGCACATGCCCCGAAGTGTGGCTTACCTTGTAGGTTCTGCCTACGTGCGAACTGGTATTGCTGTTGGTGTCCATGCACAAAGCTGTGTGGGAACTTGTTGAGCTTGTTCTCCATAGAACCCCCTACTGCTCGACCACTCATAGCGTTTTCCATGTAGTGAGAGAATGCAATACCGTACAACCAGAACGGTTGATTCATAGGATGCACATTCCAACCTTGATCACGTACAAACGCCGCTAGATCAAAGCAACCTTCTAAGCAAGGATTGTTAGCTATGTAGCGAGCTAACCTGTTCTCATGGTTGCCCATAAGGAAGTCTCTAGTAGGTCTGTACTCAGCCTTGTGGCCTCGCTTACCCTTGCGGTTCTTAGTGTGCGTTACTTCATCTATAAGCTCAAACGCATCAAACCCTGCTTGTAAGTCTTTGTACAGCCTACGTCCTTCTTGCTCTAAGGGACTAGAGTATGTGCTTAAGCTCTCGAAGTCCCAATGATCGCCTATGTGTACTAGATGATCAGGCTTATGCCTCCATATGTACTTAGACAGTGCCTTAAGGTGGTCAGTGGGAGTACCCGGAGCTACTTGTGTATCTGCTATCACTAATATGTCATTCATTTATTTGCTTTCCTACGTTTACGTGCCTTAGCGTTACGAGCTAAACGCTTCTCTTCGTCAGTCTTATGACTAGGGTACATCAGCTTACTAGGGTTAGCTTGGTGGTGCTTGATGTATGCAACTAAGTTCTCAAGCCATTCAAGATAACCATCGTTACCTTGTCCGTACCTTACTGCGGCTGACTTGATCTTACCCTCACCACCGTTGCATGTTCTGCATATCACACCACGTATAGCGCCTGTAGTATGGCAGTGGTCTACAACGGGGCCACCTCTAGCTCCGAACTTACGTGAGCATAGAGGACATATACCTTTAAGCTTAACAACCTGAGAGGCTGATAGTTGTGCTAACTCTGCCCTCGTGAGCTTACGCATTGATAACTTCTAACTTATCACATAGCTCATTGAACCTATCAGCATCTACCTCACGAGCGGCCTGTACAAGCGCGTGCTGCGATTCCCGTAGTTCAGGGGTAGGTAGGGTTAGCTTAATGCCTTGAGCGTCCTTAACGAGCACTGTGGTCTGTCCTACGGCAAGCTCTATAGATAAGTTACCGTAAGGTGTACCGACGAACGTAGCACGTTCTTGCATGTATCTATTTTTCATCTTAGGCATGTTACATATCCTTGAAGTTATTGAATGCTTGTTTAATGTACCGTGACTGGCTTACTCTATCTAAGCCTAGCGCCTTAAGTACCTTGCGTGTCTGTATTTTAACAAAGCGTATTGTATCGCCTTGCTTGAACTCTAGCCGTGTAACAGTACTAGACGCTTCTGCATCATCACCACCATGAGGGATAATAAGGTTCGTGTCTTTACTTAGCTCCCTGTTCTGATCGTTCTTGTATCTACCCATCACTCTCTTCTCCTTTACCTGATTATTAGCAACACGCGAAAACGAAATTTAAGATTCTCGGTCTGGAAGGTTTGTATGCCACGCTCTGTCAAAAGAGTGCATGGCCTCTGCGGGAGACCCACCAAAGCCCGCCACTCCGTCTTGTAAATTCTCGCCATACAGCGCGCACCAGTCGCTCCCATCTATAAATAATCTGGGCTTATACAATACGGATGGTCGCTCTTGCTCGGCTGCGGCCATTTGATAAGCTGTACTAGTTAGCTCTACATAATGACTAATATTGACTTCTCTGAAGGCGCTTTCTACAGCTTCGCCAATGTCAACATTATTCAGCCTGCTACGTACTGCATCATAGATCGCCTGATAACTGTCCATCTTCTTCTCCTCGTAAATTAGTGGCTCATTGCACACAAGTTGTGAGCCGCAACTTTTCACCACCATCGGGCAGGACTTACTTTACAGCCTGCTACTCCCAACGATTCCCAGTATGCTCACGGGTGAACTCCTTTACCTAACTGGCGGCTCTGGTAGCGGCATCCAGTGAGTAATTCGAATAAACCTAATACCGAAGGGTTCATCGAGAAAAACTCCTTTATTGCGAGAGGAAGTCCAAGCAATAAACACGTTTTTGCTCTTATCACTGCATATAACAACCGAGCTACCAAGCTCAGGCAATTTATCTTCAACACTTATCCAACCCATCACTCACTCTCTAGCTCATTAATAAAATCAAAAACATCTGTCCAGTAATCGCCCCGCTGCATCCATAGCAAGTACGCTTGCTCGAACAACATGTGATAACAATTACGGCGCAGTTCTTTACCATCGTGCGATACATGTGTAAAAGTATCGCTACCGTAATACGACTGGTACGCTAAACATACTTGCTTGTACGCTTCTGCATCGTTAGTGCATCTACTCAAGTAATCGAACGCTGCTTTAGCACCACTAGGCTTTTGCTTAACTTTTTGTATCAGTAAGTGCAGCTTATGCTCTGCTGCGTCACGCTGCTTAGCTGTAAGCTCTTTACCTGAAGGCATAGTATTCCACTTAAGCCGCCTCTTAAGCTCTGTTATGTCTTTAGTAGGCCAGTACTTAACACTTAACTCTTCACCGTAAGCAGGTAAACCGGGAATACTATCTACGTAGTCTCCCATTAGTACTTGATGCCAGAAAAAAGACGTTCCCCAACCAAGTACCTTACCTTTAGCTGAGTCGTACCAACAAGCACCGTAACCTTTAACGTCTACGATCTTGGCAGTCTCAGGGCATAGGTGCAATCCCTGCACCATACGTAAGTCCTTATCAGCACTATCAAGTACAATAAGGTTACGTTTACCGTCTGCTATGTAGTCAGTCTGCATCTTAGCTAAGCCATCATCTGCCTCTCGATCTGACCAAAGAGTACACTTCATGTTCTTAGCCATGTAGCTCTTAGCAAAGTCTAGAAGTTCAGGCTTCTCTGCTCCCTGACGCTTTTCTTGGTAAGGTTGGACGGTAGCCTGCTTGTACCGCCCTGCTTTGTTTGAGTCACTTGCCGTTAAGTGCAGATGGTAGTCAGTAGCACCTGCTAATTCCATGCTAGTACTAAGACTTTCCTTTATCTTTTGGATAACTCCTGCTTTGGTATCAGAAGACCCTGCTGCTTGATAAGCAGTAAAG